AAAAGAATTAGATCAAGAAAAAAGCGATCAGATTCTTTTGGCTTGGCAACACATGGCTTTAAATCTTATCAAAGAAGGTATATCTCCGTTTCACCCTAAAGAAAGTAGCGGATTCAATCGCCAATATGATAAATACATGAGAGAAGATTTTAATATATCTTACACATCTTCTATTACTAATGAGTCAGTATCTTTTACAGTAGGCTTCAAAATATATGACAGAGAAATCAAATCTTTAGACCAAGATAAAATTAATTACTACGGTAACTTATCTGAGTTCAAAAGTGAGGTACATGAAGCTATGCACAAAGTATGCAAGCCATTATCAGTATACAAGCCTAGCAATCAAAACAAGTTCATTGGTGACTCAGTAGGTGATTTAGTAGAAGGTAGATTTTACTTAATGAGAGCAGATTCGGTAGAAAACAATTTCGGTGGCTACACTGGTGTTTTCCACTTTATATCTGAAGAAGGTCAAAAAGTTAAACTAAACAGTAGCGCAAAAATTACTGATGAGTTTTACGGTAGTGAGGGCGAATGGTTTGATCTTTCATTCGCTGTTAAGAAGCACATTGAGTTCAATGACGAGCAAAGAGATAAGGTCTGGAAAACAACAATAGTTAAAAATCCAAAATTAATTGAAACTAGAGAGGTGGCGTAATGATTGTATATCATGTAAGTGAAGGTAGAAATAATGCGGAATGCCCAAGAAGATATGTGGCAACACTAAAAGAAGCTAGAGCAATAAGGAATAGCTACAATATAATAGAGATAGAAAATGGTTATTGGCATAACCCAACATTAACTACCATTGAGAAAGTAAAAATAGATACAAGCAAAGAAACAATATTAAGAATGTTAAATTTTGAAGGTGGGTATGAGTTATCCGCTGAGGAGATTGCGTAATGAATAGAGCATATTATATAAATCCTTTAAGGATAGGCGGTGGTAGAGTGAGAATACCTAGTGATTCAATCTCTTGTATATATAAGAACGATTGGGGTCAAACTGCTGTTGTAACAACGATTAGCCAGAACGATATTTTGGTTACAGCTTCAGTTGATGAAATAAGCAAAGACTTACATAATTCATACAGGGTGAACGTATGAGTGAGTCATTAGAGTTTTCTACAGACTGTGAAGGTTGCGGTCAAGACATGGAACGTAGCGAATCTGGCGAATGGTACTATTGCGAGAATTGTGACAAAGACAGTCACCGCTCAGAATTATTCACTTACTAGGATTAAAGTTATGGCATGGTACAAGCATATTGACAGTGATGTTAATTATCAAAACGATTGTTGCAATCTTTTAGATGAAGATTTGCTTCAAGAAGAAAAACTAAAGCAAGAACAATGGCATCAAAATCAAGAAGATGAATCATTGATGTTGCATAAATAAACAAGTAGAATGGTTATATGGAAAATCAAATGACACCAAAACGATTACAGGCTCTAAGAGAAGTGCATGGCGTATCACAATCAGATGTTGCAAAATTTCTGGGTTACAGTGTGAATGGCAAGCCTAATAGAAGCATGATAGCTAGATTTGAGAATGGTCACGCCAAAATCAATCCTCGTATATCTATGCTTTTAAACTCTTATTTTTCTGCTAAGAGCGCATGACGGTAATTCAAGAAAAGTTTTTCAGCTACGATAATGATAAATCATATAGCTGTAATTTTTCTGAATGGTACGCTATGAATTGCATTGAAAGAGATGCAAATGGCGATAAGTCATACTCAAAAAAAGAAGCTGAGATTGTATTCAACAACGTGGTAAAAAATATAATAGTCACATCGGCACATTCATAGCCGACCTTCATAACCTGATGCGGTTTAGTGGCGAAAGCATAGCTACAAAGAGCTTACTCCTAAACTCTTGATTAGCGACTTTGGTGCGGTTGCGTAGCGAAAAGCACTATTTTTTTATTTACGCTCTTTTTGATATTTAATATTCAATCCCGCCAGAGTGCATAATCTGTTTTTTTCATCAAGACCTTTATCTGTTATTTCCAAGATATCGTCTTTCTTTTCAACAAATCCTTCACTGATGACTTCGTTTACGGCTTCTCTGGGGGTTTCTTCTCTAAACATCACGCTTAAAATAGCGCCTAATCTTCTACCTTGTTTTTTAGATAATGCCATTAGACCTCATACCAATCTTGATTCATGAACATCAATGCTTCTGCTTCTCTGCGCCTAATTAATCCATCTAGCACTTTTCCGCCCGCTTTGTTCCATCTGCGAATTTGGGCGGGTACTTCATCATACTCAGAGTTGTTTAACTTCTTGAGTAAAGTTGATGAAGATAAGTTCCCGCTACCAAGATTAAACACCCAAGAAACCATTGCATCAAACTGATGCTGTTCTAAAGGCACTTTGACCATATCGTTAATGTAACCCTCATATTCGTGCATTTCTTCCTGTAAAAGCGTTTCTGCTTCTTCCTGAGTGATTTCCATGCCCTCAGTTACATTCTTTATTGTTCCATAGCCGATTGTTAAAACATTGGCGGCGCATCTATAGGCTTTGAGTTCGCAACCCTCAAACTTCTTTATGAGTGATAAACCCTCTGCACTGATATGCATATTAGTACGCACCCCAGACTTTGGTTTTTGTGCCGCCCCAGTATTCCACTGCCAAACCCGCATCAATAAGTTTCTGATTAATTGATTCACCATGCGTATCATATAGGACTCCAAGTATTCTTCCATACTTTCCCTTGCCGAGTGAATGTAGCACAAATCCCTCAGAACAAAACTCTGATAGCAATGCTTTTGCTTCAAGACCTAATTTCTTTTCTTCTAGGTCGCGTGTACGGCTTTCTGGTGTATCTATACCCGCGAGTCTTACTCTTTGTTTGCGTAGCATGACATCAAATCCTAGCTTTACATGAACATCTACGGTATCACCATCTACAACACGGTCTAAGTCACATTTATAGACATAAGGTTTTGGGTCTGACAATACTTTTTCTGCCATGTTATTTTCCTTTAGGCGGTTGCATTTTAGCTTTGCCAATATTCAAGGCAAGCATATCAATAAATTTATATAGTTTGGCAATCCACTCATCATCTTTTGGTGTTGGTGTTGATGCCGCAATCAAACTAGCAACGGTTACTATCATTGTTGCGTATGTAACTAGACTCATTAATGTTTCCATTTTCTTTCTCCAAGTTAGTGATAATTAGTTAATCATCATTATCGCTATCTAGCTTTTCATCATATTCACGATAGTAAGATACTATCGCAAGAATGTTCTTAGTATATCTTTTTACCTCTGCCATATTCAATGACAGGTTTTGATATTGCTGAGTTGTCAATGCGTAATAAGGGATTTTAGGCGCTTTTCCTTGATTGACTAACTCAAGATATTCTTTCATCAGTTCTGGGGTCAATACCTCAAACTCCACATCAAGCATACTCATTTCTACTGGTAATGGTGGATGCCACATTGGGGGTCTTTCTTGAATTGTTTTAACCTCTACAGGCACTACTGGTTCTTCTTGAAAGAACGGTAAGTAAGAGCAAGCACTTAAAAAAAGACTAGCTTTCAGTATCAGTAGTTTCTTCATCTTCATCAAATTGGTTCGGGTCTGTTATTTCTGATAGTTCATTCATAACTCGCTTAGTACCTTTGTTGACTCTGTTTTCTATTAGCTTGGGTTTATTGAGCGCCAAATCATTTAAGTCATGCCTAGCAAACTTACTGCTCAATTCTTTTGCTTCACGCAAGGCATCATTGTATTGATTAGCGAGGTCATTCATTTTCTCAGCTACCTCTGTTTGCTTCTCCAAGTAATTATCAATAGATTCGTTTTGCTCTGTTATCTTTGACTCTAATACTACCTGATTACCCTTCAGTACACCTATCTGTTCATTTAAGCTCTTTATATACATCCATGACCCTACACAAACAACGGCAAGTAATGTACCTAATACAAACGAGATTTTATAACCCATGTGGATATCTCCTAGCTTATGCTAATTTGTTTTTACCAAGTCTATAACAATAGAGATGATAAAAAAATAGAAAAGTTTTATAAGTGGGTTGCAATAATAAACATATCATGTAAACTCTCAGGGTAACAATTTTTTTAATTAACCAAAAAGGTAGCAATTATGATAAATATAAAGCAGTTCCAAGTAGTACAAAATACAGATGTAGACCCTTACACTGGTGACTTGTTCAGCAATTTTACTGATGTCGGTACAGACTGCCAGTATTCAAGACTCGTCTATTTAGCAAAAGAGTTTATAGATGCTGTGGAAGTTCACTTCATGGGTATTTCAATAAATCATAGCCCAGAGGATTACGCTCAATGGTACATTGATAATAACCGCATGGATTGGGAATAATGTTCCACGTGAAACATCTGTAAGAGAAGCCCCCTTAATCGGGGGTTTTTTTTATTTAAAATAAATCATTAAAGTAGTTGCAATAATAAACATAAGTCTATAGTATTTTATTTTATGGCTTACTTACAGGGGCAAAAAATGAGCAACCGCAGATACAACACTCATGGTGAGAGAAGAATCAAAACCATGCAATACAAACATCTTGAGGGTAATCAAAGAGAATCTCTTAGAGTGTTGGGTTTTAGTTACTATACTCCATCGTGGAGAAAAAGTGATTTAACTCCAAGAGAGGAAATGCAAGCCATACTCAATGTTTACCCAAGATTCAAACTTGTTAAAGAATATTGGGATTTTGTTGATGTAGCATTTGACAATGGTTTTGAATGTGGTCGTGGCGGTGTTAGTAATACAAACTTTGGTAGAGGTCGCACAATCTATCTAATTAACCCTAGAACTGGTTGCGCCTTGAGTTTGCACATTCAAGATATGATTGAAAAAAGAGCAAAGAAACTAACCATCAAATTCTATGATGAAAATACAGATTGCGGTGGCTTTACTTGGGGGCAATCAAAAAT